ACATTAGTACCACCTATATCTAAGGTAGTAACACTAATCTCCCCAGCTACAGTAACAATACCATCTGCTAGTGTTAACAAATCTGTATCTGAAGTATGTCCTATAGTAGCACCATTGATATTGATATTATCTATAACAGCTTGTGTAATTGCACTGTTAGTACCAAGGGTAGCGCCATCTACAGAGCCGCCATCAATATCTGCTGTATCTGCTGTAAACGTATTTGCAGTAAGTGTACCCTTAAAAAACCCATTTTTAAATTCTAAGCTAGATGTACCTAGATCAAGAGTATTATCTGTTTTAGGCTGTAGAGCACCACTCGTTATCTGTAAGTCTTGGCTAGGTCCAACCTTTTCAATAGGTGCACCTTCGCCTATTGACCCATCGTGTACGTGTCCTGTTGAAGCATTAAATGCATTTTCTATTTGATTATACTCTGCATCAAAATCATCAGCGTCAATAACGTTACCGTTAGCAATATTGTTTGCAGTATCTTGTCTAGTATATCCTGCCATGACTTGTCCTTACTGTCTGTCGTTTTGTCTGTAATCTAGTAACGCTGTGTCAAGCGTAAACGTTGGGTTGGTTGAATTGTCTGTCAATCTAATAGCTATAGTTTTACCTGAACCTACGATCTGCTGTGTATATACACTATCTAATTCACCTCCAAATGTAGCTGCAGTTGTGGGGCTTGCAGTTTGACTAGAGCTAGGATGAAATGTCAAAACTGTATTGTCACTTAAAGTTTGAGCAGCAGATAAAACTAAATTGTTTTGGTCTGTTAAAGAGGCAACAGTAGTATTATTTGAAATAACATTCGACTTTGTAAAAGTTAAAGCAACATCATTTGATAGTGATTGCGCTGTGTCTAATACTAAAGTGTTTTGATTTGTAACTGTTTTTACCCTAGTAGAATTACTAACACCATGTACTGTGCCTGAAATTCCAGTGCCAGTAACAATCATTCCTACTTCTATTGTCCCTACATTACCGTCTACAGATAGTGCTGTAGTAGAAGAAGTAGCCCCGTTAACATTGGCGGTTGCAGTAAAAACACCTGTAACACCCATACCTGCAGTTATAGTTCCTGAATTACCATCTACTACTACGGCTGTTGCTTGGCTAGTGTTTCCATTTACGTTAGCAGTAGCTGTATTAGTAACATTACCAAAAACTGAAGAGGATGCACCAAACAGAAATACAGATGTTCCTGTGCCAGAGACTTGTTGTGTAGCAGGTTGAATTGTAGATGTGTCACTATCGGTTTTATTGTTATACTTTACATTTAAATCTAATTCCATATTACCTGTAGGTTCAGCATACAAAGTTAATTTATAAAAAGTCTTACGTGTTTGTGGGTCTGTTATAGGCATATATGGAGATTCGTATATGGCTTCTATAGAGTCACCATCAAAATTAGAGCCTGTGTCTAAGCGATATACATAACCATCCTCATGAGCAAAGACCACCATCTCAACTGTGCCTGAATACCTACTATCCGCTACGTTAGCTTTTATACCTTTGGTTGTAGCCCATTGAAGTCCAGCAGCACCCTGAGATATAAACTTAGTAGCGATTAAACCTTTACCTGCCTCGGCTTGTTCAGACGCTATATACGCAAAGATACGATACTGGTTTTTTTCTCGTAGCACTAAAGATGTAAAACTAGAAGTGCTTCCTAAAAAAGAATTTGCATCTTTGGATATACGATCTGATGCAATATCAAGTGCAAAGTCACCAATACGATCAGTAGCACTAATAAGCCTAATACCATCAGGAGCTAGATATATAACGTCACCACCTATCTCTTGAATAGTATCCCCGTTAATACAGCCGATCTTATCTGTAACAGGTGACATAGTAAAATCTGCAGAGCTACTACCTGTAATCCGTTTTATTGTATCTTGTGTAAAAATAATAAGTTGATCACGAAATACTGCTAAACCTGTAATATCATTTGCTACATTGATAGACCCAGCGCCATTAGCTGCACTAAAATCATCTACAGTAAAAGGGGCAGTAAAAAATAAATCACTACCTTTAGAGTAAAATGCTGTATTTTTAAATACAGCTACACTCTCTGCACCTTGCACGTCTGTGCTATTAGAGGATGTCATAAACGTAGTTGTGTTACCTGAAGTATTATAAATAGCAGGAAAGTTTACACCATCTACAAAGATAACTTTATCATCACCATCAAAGTTAAATAACACATGTCTAGCTTTACCACCGTTAGTGCTGGCGCTGTGTTGCATAAATGTCCACGAACTACCTGTACTAAAATAATATGCGGTTTTGTTTTCATCACCTGATACAAGACCTCCAACTGCACTAATAGCAGTAGAATCTACCTTACGTGCTGCAATTACACGACCTGTGCTAATTACTTTAACTGCTAACACAGGCCCTGTACCTGGGACAGTAGAAGAGGTAAACTTCTCAAAGCCTCGTATCTTAGCGTAACCACCTTCTCTACTAGGTTCCAAGTTCTGCAAGATAGTAGCAGAACCTACAGCGTTTGTACCATGCTGCAAGTCTGATAAGTTAGAAATTAACCCACCACGAAACTCAATAGGAAATGTGCTATACTGTGTAGCCATTAATAATGTGCTCTTATAATTCTTGTATCTCTAATATATTCTGTTCTATTTATATTTAAACTTCTCATGTATTTTATACCTGAAGAAAATTTATCTTGAGATAGCTGTGCTGCTTGAGTATCGCCTCTAAATATATAGACGTAGTACATGGCTCCATCAACTATAATGTGTTTATACTCCTCTGGTATTGCTGGTACATCTGTAGATAGTAGCATCTCTACACCAACTGTATAATATTCATAAATAACTTCGTATGCTTTATCTGGTGTAGGTGTAAATATAATTTCTTTGCTAGGCGCTCTTGTAACATGTGTAGGAACTGATCTTATGCCAGTACTAGAGTTATACTCAAAGTCTGCATGTTTGTCAAGATATTCTTCATAAGAGAGTATGCGTAACTTTTTGGTTTCTACACCTAAACCTTTGCTAAAAGATAAAGAAGTATTATCAGCAAAAGTTTGAGCAGCAGAAAGAACTATATTATTTTGATCTGTTACAGTACTTACTGTTACCGACCCAGAAATATTTCCACCTGTTACGGTCATACCTGCAGTTATAGTTCCTGAATTACCATCTAATGTGACAGATGTAGAAGAAGTTGTAGCACCATTTACAGAGGCTGTTGCTGTAATTAAATCATCACGTTTAATACGAAAGGTATTATAATTAATTGTTTTAGAATCATACGGCACACTATAACGCACCTCACCAGCTACAAGAATTTCAGATTGTTCTACATGATTCCAAGGCCACTCATATTCTTCTTGATGTATGTGTCTTATAGCTGAATTAACCGCATCCTTACTTAAATTATAATAACCTGTAGCTGTAGCAAAATTAGAAGTAGTAAGCTCAACCTCGTTAAGTCTTCTATTTACCTCATTAACAAGACCAATAAAATTGTAAGCCATCTACTTCTCCCTAATCCGTATAAAGACTGCACGTTCATACTGCAACCCTTCTGCTGTAGTTATTTGACAGCTAACTTTGTATCGTATATTGTTTGTACCTAAAGATAGTCTAATCGTAGCTACTGTAGTTGTATTAGTTTGTGAAACTTTTTGTAATCCATTTACAACCTGTGCATTACTAACTTGTGTCTTAGTTCCATCTGCAGCATCAATAAACCAAATAACACTAGTAATAGTATCATCATCAAGAAACCTTGACCAATCAATATTATAATCTACTATTTCATCTTTATCTTTATCAGGCCATTTGTATGACATCTATATATTCCTTACGCTGCGATACGTATTGTATTGTCTCTATCTAGTGGTGCAATGTGTATTGTTCTATCTTTTAAATCTGATGGTATAAACACTGTAAATCTTTGAGAGGTTTCGTTTATATAAACAACTCTTGTTCTATCGTAACTATCCCTAATTGATTCATAGTCAAAATTGTTTTCTGTTATTGCAACATTGTTTGTAGATACAATTAACTGAGGAGTAGAAATATCAACTACAGCAGCGGCTGTTACAGTAACATCATTTACTGCACTTGTGGCAGATACACCCGTACTAATAGTTAGATTAGCATCAGCAGAAACTACAGGTAAACCAATTGCTCCTGTGCCAACAGCACCAGTGAGGGTAAAGGTAACACCTGTTCCTTCAATAATAGTAGGTGAACCAACTGCGCTAGTGCCTACTACACCTGTAAGAGTTAGATTACAATCACCTGTAACAGTAAGTGTACCTGTGTTACTAGTAGCATTTACACTATCAACTACAATGGCTATCTCAGATTGAGAAGCAAAAGGTGAATGTGAAAATGCTACACCATACATCTTTAGGCTCCTTCTAGTGCTGTGATACGTGCTTCAATGTCGGTAAAGCGTTGCTCGTTGTATGCAGACAAAAAGCTCAACAACTCAGGGTAACGAATACCCATGCGTGTTTGCTCACTGCCATCATCATTTGTCCAAGTGTCGCTGCACCACAAAGCATACTTACTTGCATCCAAGCCTTCTGCGGAAAATGCAGCTTGTACATCCTGTGCTATGATACCTGTATGCGTTCTAGCAGCATCGCCTTTTTCTGTAACCTTGCTCTTCCACCTAAATGTTTTGAACAATGCTGATATACGTTTACCAACTTTCATTTCAGTTGCAGTTAATCCAGCAATGTCTTGCTTTTCGTTTTGATCAGAAGTTTGGATTGTGCCATTGGTTGCGAAGATGTCATCAAAACGCATAGAAGAAAACCCAAGGTCGATTGTGTCGTCTGATAAAACATTATTTACAACGTTCCAAGGCTGAATAGAATTGTTGGCACGATCAAATCTTAGACCTGCGGCAGTTCCACCTGCCGCACTATTAATACTACCTATTATTAGCTGGTCGGATGAGCCACCTACCGAAATACTACCCACAGGAGTGCTTTGCTTCCTAAACGTAACGAGATCGCCATCATTACTTTCGTTTTTACCAACCTCTAAAGCTGATCGGTTGCTAGTCGTAGCTATCTACCCAACCACAACCCCCCTGATTGCTATAACCAGAGGCCGTGTTTGCGACTGTGTTTGACACCATCCAATCACGGCTGTTGTTGATGCGCATAGCTTCATTATTCGTTGCTACCGCCCCTGCTGACACACTAGGCCCGGTATAAAAAATGTGCTGACCTGAAGTCTGACTATACTGACTTGTCGGATCAGCGAATAATGCTCGGTTATTGGAACCATCCCAATAAATATTATTTCCTAAAGCAGTTGTTCCACCGTCATCGACATCAAAGTGTATTAAAAACGTTCCACCTGCTTGTAAAACCGCAGTGTCAGAAGCTACACTAGCAGGGGTTATTCCAATCCCCACCCTTCCGCTGCTGTCAATGGTCATGCGAGTAGTCGAACCACCTGTTCCTATGATCGTGCTAGTACCATTTGCGCCAAAGAAAGCCCCACCGCTGCTACCACTATCCTTAACAACCAAGTAAGCATTCGCATCGCCGCTGCTTTCAAACAATGCAACCGTATCAGTAGAAT